ATCCAATGCTTTACTCAGCTCGTTTAGCAACTGGACAAAATCCTCATGAACGGACTTCCTGACCATTGTTTCCCGTAGCGTTTTCGAGAAATCCAGAAGTCCCTTCCACAGCGGCGCTAACGTTTTAGATGATTTACGGCCGTCGATGTAACCGTAAAAATCCTCAATCAGCAGGATCAGAGCCGTTATCGCCGCACCGAAGGGACTGAGCTTAAAGGCGGCGCCGATGATGGCGATCGCGGTCACGACCTTTCTGGCGCCGGGCGGGAATAGGTCGAAAAAGCGCATAAACCCGGTGTACAAGTCACGGACAAACCGAACAACTGAGATCCCGGCATTCATGAGCATCGTCAAGACCTTCGCCGCTTTTTTCGTCCATTCCGGCATGGCCAACGTAATCCGGTCGTTGAACTCGGACAGTTGCTTCCTGATGTTGGCCAGCGGACCGCCCAGGTATTTAACCAGGTAATAGGCAATCCATTCGCTGGCATACTGCACTTCCAGTTTCATGCGCTTAAACTCGAACATGACCGAGCGGACATATTGCAACTGGCCGCCGGCGTCGCCCGGCGTCTGCATCAGGCTCCCCTGCCGCCGCAGCTGCATAAACTCGCGGCGCAGTTCCGGGATCCAGGCGACGTCGGTCATATCCTCACCCATCGCATCGAGCGTAGTTTTCAATGCCTTGGCCGTTTCCTTGGTAGTCCAGAGGCGAAGCGCGAATTTCTGATACTGCATGTCCGCCTTGGCGACCTGCGCGACCAAGCCTGCAGTAGCCGTGTTGATCGTTGTCAGCGCGGCGGCAACGCCGGTGGCGGCGGTGGCGAAGTTCTTCGTCATGCCGGACGTTGCCTTTTGCACAACGCCGCCAAGGTCGTTTATGGCCTTTTGCGCCTGCTGAAACTCTGACTGATTCACTTGGAAACCCAATCCGACGAGATAACTTTTAATCACGTCCAACATTTAACCGCCGTTCCCCCTCTCCGCCGCTTCCCGGGCCCTGATCTCGTTTTCCTGTTTGACGGCCAATATTTCGTGCATGTCGAGTAGATCGTCGAGGCAATAGGTTCCGTCCCAAAGCTGATACTGCTGCCAGACGCCGGCGATTACCGGTCCGTAGGCCCATTCGTCGACATTGGCGCATTGAACAGGCTCATACCCGAGAAGGACTCGATTAATTCCTTCAATGCGTTGCCGCCGAAAAAACTGGATATATTGAAGATCAAAGCGTGAATCGTCAGCGCCATGACCGTTACCGTGTCATCTTCAATATCCATCACGCCCCAGGCGCCATTTTCGCCGATCAGCGGCACGTTGCCAGCTGGCAGGACCTCGCAGCAGACATGCAGACAATCAAGCTGCAGGCTGCCAAATTCCTTTTTGCTCATCAGCGGCCGGTTCTTGGAAGCCAGCTCCACGGCTTCGCCGCCGGTGACCTGCTGGTCGATGCCGCCGGGCAGCATCTGTGTCATGATTTGATAGGCAATATAAGAGCCGGTCAGTGCATCGAACTTTTCAATCCGCCACTTGCGACCGGCTATTTCTACGATCTTGAATTTTTCCCGTTTATTCATCATGTCCTCCTTATAACGGCAGGTTCTGGATGTCCGCACACATCAGCGCCCAGGTCACCCGCTGGCCTTGGGCTTGGTACGGCGTGTCGCCAATTTTCTGCGGACTGACGCCGGTGGCCAGATGCGATTTTCCCATTTTCGGCGCCCGGATCAGCACTGCGGTTCTGATCCATTCGTCGGTGTCCGCGAGATACAAATAATTGTACCAGGTCAGCAGCCAATTATGCAGGCTGGACGTCTGCTGCGCTTGGATCGTGATTATCCCATTACTGCCAGCCAGCTTCGATACCATGACTGCGCCGTCAGCTGCCACATCATGCACCGTCCGGTCGGTCGCCATACTGATCGTCATTTCGCCGATGCCCTCGCCGGTGAAGTTGTAGGCGCCAACCGACGGATGCGCAATATTGCCGGTCAGATCCAGGAAACTGTAGGTAGAAATATCAGGCATTGCTAACGCCTCCTTTTATTGTTTGAATGTCGGCCGCCATGAGAACCCATTTTATGCGCTGCCCCTGCGCCTGATAGGATAAATCGGGTATTTTCTGCGGCGACAGCCCGGAAAATTTATGCTCGCATTGCAACGATTTGCTTTTGATCAAAGCGGTCGCCATCAACCACTCGTTGCGGGCGGTATCCTTGTTGTTCAAATGGTTCACCCATTTGATCAGCCAGCGGTTGAGCGCGGACGTTTGCTGAAGGTTCAATGTCAACGTGCCGTTGTTGCCGGGAATTTGCGTGGCTAGGACAACGCCGTCGACGCCGATTTCATGCATAGTCCGATCTGTCGCCATGCTGATGGTGATGTCGCCTATCCCTTCGCCGATGAGATTATAGGCGCCAATGCTGGGGTGATTGATGGCGCCGGTCAGGTCGAGACAGCTATAGGTCGCCGTCGGCGGGAACAAAAAGGATATCGGGGACAATATTTTCTGCACAATGTCAGCCATGACTGTCCCTCCTATCGATTCACAAAAACACCAATCACTACGCCATGAATGGCGCCGGATTCCTTGATCGTGACATAAATGGGCGGCGACTTGCGCGCCTCGCGGTCAGCCTGCGGCTGAGAGTTGATTGCCTCCGACTGCACCAGATAGCCCGTCGGCAACAGATCGCCGGTATTTAAATTTACGACAGGTTCGCCGGTCCATATCCCCGGTGCGAGGAATCCCTGAGAAACGGACACATCGCACGCCTGATTGCAGGCGTTCACCAGTTGCGTGACACCGGCTTCCGTCTGCATTACCTTTTTCGATTTATACAGCACGTCCATGACGTTCAACTGAAGGTTGTTGGCCAGCATATCCAGGTTGATCAGCTCATCGAAAAAGGAGCCGTCAGCCATGACGCCCTCTTCGAACATATCGTAGTAGACGCCGCGATTGATGTACACGTTGCCGTTGTTGGCCTTGATGTTCAGCAATTCCGTAGATGTCAGCGGTTCGACCGCAACGCCCGGCTCCTGCTTGAATTTCAGCGTGTACGTGGAATTGGCGAGGCCGGTGTTGGCACGCATGGCGTATCCCGTGATCGACACGGCCGCATAAGGATTGGTCGTGGAGTACTGTCCCAGGGAGCGCTTCCGTTTCAGTGCCTTTAAGGCGGGCAAAACAGAGGCGTCACTAGTCGTATATAATTGTGCCGTGGTCGGCGTGGCCGCTTCGACATATTCGGCTACCGCAAGGATTTCCTCTTTGGTTGCATCCAGGCAGGATACTGCATACCACTCGGCATTTTTTGCCCGTAAGTGGGCAACCGTCGCGGCAAAGGATGTTGCTCCGACAGAAATGATATCAATCGTGCAGCCGGTACCGCTGCCAGACGCTACAGTGGTTGTCTGGCCGATTGCCGTGCTATAGCCTGTGCCACCACTCAGCAGCGTAATATCCGTAATTCCCCCCGCGGTACTGACAGCGACGATATTAATCGTGCAGCCGGTACCGCCGACCGGAGCGACGGTGGTTGTCTGGCCGGTAGATACAGCATAACCGCTGCCGGCAGTATCGATGTCAACGGTGGTCACTGCCCCGGATTCATCAATCCCCGTTACAATCAAAGTGGCTGTACCGCCGCCAATGGTCAAAACATCACCTTCCTCGTATCCAGTGCCGGCACTATTGACAGTAACCTGGGTTATGCCGCCTGCGGCGGTGACTTCGGCAACCGTAAAGCGGCCGCCATTGCCGCCGCTGACTGTAAAGATGTTGCCTACTGCATAGCCAGTTCCGGGATTATTGATATCATAGCTGGTGATGGTTTGCAGTTCCGTCGTGCCCACCATAAGTTTTCGCGGTTTGGGATTCTGACTGAAATACAAACTAGCCGCTTTATATTCCGGTGTTTCAGCCGTAAATCCATCTTCCAGCATAGCGTCAAGGCTTTCATATAACCGGAAAGCGTCTGCCACTGGTATGATTTCGCTGCTGCCAATGATTAGTCCGGTGTCAAAGGCGCGCCGGGGCGCACTAAGCGGCGATACCTGGACGACAACGTCAACAACAGGGTTTAAGCTTTGTGAAGCCAATATTAAACACTCCTTTCAACGATTATTCCCCACACGGGGATTGGTGGTTTCATCCACCGACGCATCGGTATCCTTGGTGCCTTTAACCGTAATTTGCGCCGACTTTAGATAGGCAACTTTCTGATCGGTTTTGACCAGCTCGTTAAACATTGCCGAAAGATCGGTGCGTTCCCACCACTGGCCGGCAAACATCTCCGGCATTCGCCGCGGCGCGGGAACGCGAGGAATAACGAAAATCTGATGGTCATTCAGCAGTTGCCGATATTGCTCGTTATATAGCCGGTTACGGATGCGAAATGCATGGTCAAAGCTGTCCGGACCGTAGAAAATCCAATGGACATCCAGTATTCGCGTATAAGCGGTGGTTTCCCGCGCAAAGTCCGCGTCCAGTTCACCGTAAACCCGGTCGCGCAACTCGCCAAAGGCATCATCCAACTCGCCGACGCGGATAAAAGCGATGTCCTCATCGATCTTCCATGCGGGAGCACCGTTTGTCCGCCAGGACTTACGAACCTTTCCGCCGTTTGCCGGCAAGTCCGGGTCGAGATCCAACATCTGCATGGTAGCCCGCCAGAACAGCGATTCCA